TGGTTTTATTTACATAGTAACTCATAAACCAACAGGTAAATCTTATATTGGTAAGAAATCATTATTTCATAATATAAAGAAAAAACTAACAAAAAAGGAACTAGCAGAACAGACAGGTCCAGGCAGGAAGTCAGCCACTCGGGTGGTAGTAAAAGAATCAGACTGGAAAACTTATTATGGTTCTGCTAAACCAATTATGGAGCTCATAAAAGGAGGTAAACAAGAGGAATTTACCTGTGAGATTTTACAATTGGTTCCTAATAAAAAACTTCTTACTTACTATGAATGTAAGTACTTATTTCAGTTAGGTGTATTAGAACACCCTGAAGGATACTTTAATGATAATATTTTAGGAAAATTTTACACTAAGGATTTTAATTAAGTTTGTTTATTTAAACCTTATTCATTACATTACATTAATGCTAAATCAAGCCCTGATTGCGTTAGTGAATTCTGTACTAGGTACAGGTAAGTCTACCTCTAGAGGTAACCAGTCTCACCATTGTCCTTTTTGTAATCACGCTAAACCTAAATTAGAAATTAATTTTGATGAAGGTTCATCTCATTATGAAAAATGGCACTGTTGGGCTTGTGATAAAAAAGGTAAAAAAATTCAACAACTATTTAAAGCTGTAAAAGCAACACCTGACAAGATGGCTGAATTAAAAGCCATTGTTAAGTCATTTGTTGTTTATAATAAGCAAGAAGAAGTTGAAAAATTATCTTTACCTAAAGAATTTAAACCCTTAATTAATATTCAGAAATCAGATATCTTAGGAAGACACGCTTTAACTTATGTTAAATCTAGAGGCATAACAGATGAAGATATTATGAAGTATAATATTGGATATTGTTCTTCAGGTAACTATGGTAAAATGGTTATTATTCCTTCATATGATGCTGACGGCAAGTTAAATTATTTTACTGGAAGATCATTTGAAAAAGATTCAAAAGTAAAATATAGAAACCCATCTGTATCTCGTGACATTATACCATTTGAGTTGTTTATAAACTGGAACATACCGTTTATACTATGTGAAGGACCATTTGACGCCATAGCTATTAAGCGTAATGCAATACCGTTATTAGGCAAAAATATACAATCTACTTTGATGAAAAAGATTGTAATGTCTAGTGTCGAAAAAATATATATAGCTTTAGATAAGGATGCTCAAAAACAAGCATTAAGTTTTTGTGAACGTTTAATGAACGAAGGCAAAGAAGTTTATCTTGTAGACATGCAAGATAAAGACCCAAGTGAAATGGGTTTTAAGAATTTCATAGATACAATTTCAGATACATTACCCTTAACATTCTCAGGATTACTTGAGAAAAAACTCTTTTTATGAGCAAAATAAAAAAATCTTACAATAGAATCTTAGAAGTATCAGATGATGCTAAACAAATAACACTACCAGACTCTCGTTATTATAGACGAAATGGAGAATACTACCCATCAATTACTTATGTTTTAGGTTATTATCCTAAAGGTAAATTTTTTGAGGACTGGCTTAAAAAAGTAGGTTACTCTGCTGAACATATTGTTAGAAAAGCAGGTGAGGAAGGAACTCAAGTCCATGAAATGATTGAAGAATACCTTGAAGGTAAAGAAATGAATTTTATGAATCAATACGGTAATCCTCAATATAGTCCTGATGTATGGCAAATGTTTTTACGTTTTGTAGACTTTTGGGAAACTTATAATCCTAAATTAATTGAGGCTGAAGTTCATTTATTTTCAGATGAATTAAAAGTAGCTGGTACTTGTGATTTAATTGTTGAAATTGAAGATAAACTTTGGCTAATTGATTTTAAAACATCTAATCATATCCAGCCTACTTATGAATTACAGACTGCTATTTACGGTAAATGTTATGAGGAATGTTATGGTAAAAAAGTAGACAATTATGGTATCCTTTGGTTAAAATCATCTAAACGTAAAGCCAATAAAGAAAAAATGCAGGGTAAAGGATGGGAAATGGTTACATCTACTAGAACACAAGAGGAAAACATTGATATTTTTAAGACAGTAAAACGTTTATTTGATTTAGAAAATCCTACTCATGCTCCTATATTTACTGAGTTCAAGACCACAGTAAAAAGGGATTTGGAATCTTAGTTTGTTTTTGTTATATTTATGACAAACACTTTCCATGATTGGACTGATATCTCTATTAAAAGAAATTCAAGGTAAGCCAAAAGCAATCTTTATGGCTGGTCCAGCAGGGTCAGGTAAATCATTTGTATCTAAAAAACTAATACCTTCTGATTTTACTACTATTAATGTAGATGATACTTATGAAGAATTACTTAAATCTTCAGGTATTGGAATGAAATTAGCTAACATGTCACCTGATGAATTAAAAAAAGCAGGTGAGTTAATGGGACAAGCAAGAAAAGTAACAGATACTAAATTTCAAGATGCCCTTAAAGATGCTAAAAATTTATTAATTGATAGTGTAGGAGGTTCTTCTAAAACATTACTTAAGAAAAAACAAGAATTAGAATCATTAGGTTATGATACAGCAATGATAATGACTTATGTGTCGCCTATTACCTCATTAGAGCGTAATAAACAACGAGACAGGTCATTGTTGCCAAGTATTGTGATTCGTTCTTGGCGTGATGTAAATGGCAATATAGACGCGTATAAGCAAGCATTTGGAGACAATTTTATTTTATTAAATAATGACCCTAAAGATGCTCAAAAAGATTTTGATGAGGATTTTATTTATAAAACTTACATTGAACCTTTAGGACAAATAGGTAAAGAAAAATCACCTGAGGAAAAAGCAAAATCCAAATCTGAAGCTAATAAAATATATTCAGATATAAAACAAACTCTTAAATCACAACCTGAGTTTGATACAATAGAACAAGCAAAAACTAAAATTACTAACTTTATAAACAAATGAAAAAATTATTAGACCTATTAAACGAGATAGAAGAAAAACAAATGACTCAAATTGATGAAGTTGAAACATCAATGGTAGATGAAATTGGTAAATTCTTTGTAGTTGAAAAACCTAAAAGAAAAGATGATAAAGTAGATGATATTGTATTTGAATCAACTGTAGCTTATTTTGCTAACCAAGTTAGAGGAGGTTTAAATGAAAAAGATGTATTAGGTATCTACAAACAAAAATCAGATGCTCGCAGAGCAGCCACTGAAGCTATTAAAGAGTTTGAAACCACTCTTAAGGAAATGGAAGATGCTATGGAAGCTTTTCGTTCAGCTAAAACAGACATTGAGGAAAAGAAAAAAGTAGCTAAAGAAAAAATCCAAAAACTTAAGCAATAATGAATGAACTAACTAAATTCCTTATTGAGGAACTGTTAGATGCTAAAAAAACAGTAGCCATTTATGGTGGGGGTTTTAAACCCCCAACCAAAGGTCATTTTAATGTTGCTAAACAAACATTAGAAGAATTACCTGACATAGATGAGTTAAAAATATTTGTTGGTGGAGGAATTAGAGATGGTATCACTCAAGATGAATCTATCAAAATATGGGAAATTTATAAACCTTATCTTTCAAATAAAGTTAATATAGAACCTTCTGTCGCTCCTGTTAAATCAGTTTTAAATTATGCTAAAGACAATCCTGATACTAAAGTATATTGGGTGTTAGGAGCTAGAGAAGGTGAAGAAAGTGATTTAGAAGATATAGCTTATAGAACAAGAACTATATCTAAATACCCAAACCTTGAAGTTAAAGTAATTACATCATCAGGAGGTATAAGTGGTACTAAAACAAGACAAGCAGTCAAAGACAATAATAAAGAACAATTCTTCCAATTTATTCCAGATGTTAAAGAAAAAGAACAAATATGGAATATTGTTTCTCCTGTAGTTAAAGAAGAAATTACCCCTGACCAAGTAAAACAAGCAGATGATTATGCGGATAAACAATTAGCCCCTATTGATGTTGATTTAACTTCAAAACATGTTTTTGATAGATTAACAGGTAGAGACTCAGATGTTACTTTAGCTCAATTAATTGGTTTCTTTAAAAGATTAGGTCAAAATAAAAAAGAATTTTTTGATTTCTTTAAAAAATATAAAGAAATTGTAGCTACTGATAAACGAACTAATTTAAATATTCCTTTCCTTAATATGACAAATAAAGCAATAGCTAAAGACAAATAAAGCAATAGCTAAAACCATTATGAGGAAAGATAATTTTTTATCTTCAAGTCCTAAATTAGTATTTGAAGTAGGTGAGGCAAATCTTAAACCATATAAATGGGAAGAGGCTGAAATGGATGGTTATGTTACTACTGTTGATTTTACCACTGATAATGAAACTGAATATAGTGTAGATATAGCGACTGTTCCTTATTTTGATAAGGATTTAAATAATTACAAAGCTTTAGACATTGACTTTACCGCTAAACCTAAAGATAAACGTGGTAAACCATCATATAAAATAGTAGTTAATAAAGGCGAACTTTATAAAGTAATGTCTACTATAACCGATATAATTAAACATTACGTAGAAAAATTCAAAGCTAAAGCTATAACATATTCACCATCAAAAAAATCAAGTGAGGAAGATTTTGGCACTCAAAGAGATAATTTATACAAAGCATTTATTTCCAAAGCAATACCAGACATAAAATTTGAAAAAAATAAAGAATCAATAGTAGCCATTTTACCTAATACTCAAATAAATGAAGTAGGAGAGGCAAATCTTAAACCATACAAATGGAAAGAAGTAGATAGAGAAAGTTATTTTGTTTATACTCGTTTTGTAACAGATAGTGAAACTCAATACGATGTAGATATTAAGACAACAGTTTTCTTTCCAGCAGGACAAATGGAATCTCTCCCTGCTTTAGAAATCGAATTTTCAGCTAAACCTAAAGGTGCTGAAGGTTCATCAGCTAAAATAGTAGTTAATAAAGGTGAAATGTATAAA